TACTCTGCGCCGAACGCCTTGCGGTTTGCTTCGCGCTTCACCACATCGCTGTCTGCACTTCCGATGCTCTTTGCGGTTTCTTCGTAGGTGCCGACGGTCAACAGGGCTTTTCTATAAATCTCGTTCCGCAGCTCTAAGAGGTCACGGGCTTCCTCCCGCTTCTCCTTGCGGGTCTTTTCACCGCTGTTGTAGATTTCCTTGAGTTGCTTCGTGATTTCGGATGCAGCCTTGCTCTGCTTATACAAGTAGGAGTAGGTTGCATCATCGGCTGCTGTCGCAAACTCGGTCTCCTTTACCTGCTTGGCTTCGTCCAGCGCATCATAGAAGTCGCTGCCCAGCCGGTTCTGCCGGACGCTATCTACCACGAAAGCCTTTACCACCGCAGGGACATCTGCTTTCTTGGAAAGCGCCGGAAGCAGCCAGTCACCGATAAAGCCGGAATACTGGTCGATCAGGTAATTGACCTTCTTCGGGGAAAGCCCTTCGATGCCGTTTTTCCCATGACGAGTAATTTCACCAAGCCAGATGGAAAACGCATCGGTGCTTTCATCGTACTGCAGATAATCCGGTTTTTCCTCCATGTAACTGGAAACGATGTCGCCGCCGTACCAGGTCTTATTGGTACTCATCGCAGTAATACCGGCGAAGATGTTGTTGGTCAGCGGATTGTTCGGCGCAATCTGCTCAATAGCGAAAGACGGATAACCGGCAAACGCGCTGCTCGCAGGTTCCCCTTTCAGCCAACGCCACATACGATTGGTGAACGCCGTAATAACGGAAGGTTCACGGCCCATCGGAACCTTGATAAACTTATTGTCTCCGATTTTGATGAGGATGTTGCTATCCTTGATGTAGTTGGAAAGCTCCTTGTAGTCATCGTCCTCTTTCAGCCCATCATACAGCAGGCCCATAATGATACCGGGTGCCACGCCGTTGATAAGCAAGCGGGAGATCAGCTGTCCAATCTCTTTCCAGCCGCGCCGGTCAATGACATTGCGAATGTTCTTGGAAAGACCCTGCATACCGGGGTTGAAGAACGGCACAAGGGACGCATTCAGCTTGCGGGCAGCGAAGCCGCCACGGCCAAAGTTGGTTGTAATGTCCGCCGCGTTGTAAAGCGCCTGCTGCACATCGCCTGTGTCCTCCATCGTGCTGATAAATTCAGCAAGGCGAGGGTACTGCTCGACCGCTTCATTGGCAAAGGAGAGAATGTCGATCACTCTATTCAACCCACCAGCCACTTTATCGACTGCACCGTTCTTGAAATGGTGGCGGTCGGAAAGCCCCGTCTTTGGGTCATAATAGGTAGTTCCTTTTCCGCCCATCGCTTGATAGAGCTGCCAATACTTCCCGCTCGTTGCGATTTCCTTTACGGCCTTGCCGTAGTTCTTAATGAATGTGGCATTGCTGTAATGGGTAAAGTACAATGCAGACTGTGCATCACGGACGAAATTTCGCACGATGAATACAGGGTTCCATTGCGTGACCAGCTTCTTGAATGTGCTGTTGATGGAGCGCAATGCTTTCATCCCAAAGGAATTGGATTGCTCAATGGGTCTAAACCCATCGGCCATTGCTTCACTCATGTGCAGAGTAACCGGTTTGCCATCCACCCAAATGCGTAGCGTGTTCTTGAGGTTCTCTGCGGAATCCGCATCAAGGTCAACGAGATCGCCTTCCTCTGTAACACTCTGAATGTATTCCGAGATATCACGGGTAGTATCCATTGCATCTTCATACAGCATATTGCCCAGAATGTTCTTTTTGGCTGCGGAGAAGGTCTGCAAGGTCTGCCTGGCAATACTGTCGATCAGCGGCATGATATCCTGGTTGCCACCTTTTGCGGACTTGATGGTGCTGTTCACCGCAACGCTGTTGGGATTGGAGTAGCCGCCGGAGGTGCTTGGCATATCGCGGTAGGTGGGAACATAGTGCGGATACAGTTCCTTCATGTACTGTGCCATATCAGCGCTCACGAGTCCGCCCTGCTTTCGCACCTCCATCAATCCGTCAAGGTAGGCATACACATCCTTTGCCCACTTCTCAAATTCAGGGTGTGCATCCAGCAGGTCAGCTGCGGCGGCACGGCTATCGTCTGCAGTCACGCTGCTGCCGAATACAGGCTTGTCAAACTGCTTTTCTGCCCACGCCTGGAACTGCTTATATTGCTTGGCGGCGGCAATCTGTGCCTCGGTGTATGCTTTTGTAAGGGTAGTATCCTTGCCTGCGGCTGTGGCGATGTTCTCATCTGTCATTTCCGCAAAGCCGTTGACTTCCCTGTTCAGTTTCGCACGAAGTTCTGCAAGCTGCCGCTGCGCGTTTTCGCGTACACTCATGCGGTCTACATTGTGCTCATGCAACAGGTAGGTGTAAAACTCATCGGTCAAGCCAGCCTTTTTCGCCGGTTCAAATACCTGCATGAGGTTCTTATCGCCGATCTTCTTGCCGTTAAGGTCATACTGCCCGGCGCCGCCAATGGAATACTGCGCCGCCGCAGATGCCTGCCCGACATTGTTCGCTGCATACATGATTCTGCTGTCGCCGACTTCGTTCCCGAATCGCTCCAGCTCATCCTTAGTGTTGATCCACTGGCGCTTAAAGGTGCGCCAGTCTTTGGCGGCTTTCGCCTTAAAGGTTTCCTTGTCCTTCTTCGGCATTTCGGTCAGAACCTTGGCAACATCTTCCGTAGTGGTGGATTTCTGTTCCGCCGTCCTCAATCTGGCTTTGCTCTTTGCCCGATCCTCCCGCACCACTCGGTCAATGCGGTCCTGCGTCCTCCGCCGGTTGAATTCGTCCTTGGCTTCGGACAGTTTTTCGTTATACTTTTCCTGTGCCTGCTGGTTGTTAGCCCGCAGGTCAGCGCGGTACTGTTTGGAAAGGGAATCGTACTTCTGCATGAACTCGGCACGGGCCTTTGCTGCCTTCTCTCGCTCTTTAGCCGCTGCTATCTCGGTGAGGAGTTTCGTCTCTGCATCACGCCAGCGGTCATTCATCTTCGCTTCCGCAGTTGCCTGCTGGCGATAGTCAGCAAGCTGCTGACGGATGTTCTTCACCTCAGCTTGTGCAGCCTTCAGCTCATCGTTTGCTTTCTCTGTTGCTTCGGAAACAACCCTGTCGATGTCGGCCATGTACTGGGCATCTTCCATGAGGGAGTAGCGGATGTCCCTGTTGGAGTTATTGAAACGCTCGGAGAGGGGGATCACATTCCCAGCGTCATCATAGGTAACAGGGTCAGCGGATTTAACATCTTCTTCCGGGTAAAAGAAAATATAAACATCACCTGCTCCCGCGTCCTTGCCCCCGCCGCCATTATCATAGATGTTGGAGATTTTAACGCCGCGATAGCCTTGTTCTTTTGCGAACTTTGCAATGTCTCGCGTGGACATTTTCCCGGTCGATTTTACTGCGACCTCCGCAGTTGCGCCGTTCCTTAGCTGGTCTTTGGCGCTGCTAAGTATCTGCGGTGCAAAATAACTGCCAAACTTTTTCGTTATGGCTCTCGCCATCCCCGGAAGCGCGTCCGATAATGTACTCGCATGAACTTCTGCAAATCGCCCATCTTTGTCGCTCATTATAACAGAGCCGGTGTCCTGGTTGTATTCCGCCAGGAAATTGTTGCCGCCCTTTGGCTCAAGGGTTGTGAATATCTCGTTCCAGTTATGGTTGTTCCCGTCAACATCAAGGAAATTGTCGGTTCTGCCGCGCAATGAATAGTTCCCAGACGCAGATAATTTAGCAAGTTCTTCTCTTGCTTCCGCAAAGGACATAACGCTGATTGAATACCGATCAAGGTCTTCTCTTACAACGACATCATCAGACCCCCCTCTTGCCTCGAGCCTATTCCGCAGCCTTACATCCGCTTCAATCTCCCCAACCAGTTCCTTTTCACTCTCATTAAAAACATCTGTATGCTTCGAGAGCATCCAAAGGGGCGTTGACATGCCACTGTATCTGTAATTTTCGGTAGCTTCCAGTAGCCTAACAAGCGTGTCATGGGCTGTAATATTATTTTGGCTAAAATCCTCCGCAAGCCTATCTGCGTACTCATCGACCTTTCGGGCTATAACATCGTTAAGGCTTTCAATTCTACGGTCGAGGTCTGCAAGGAACGATTTAACATCCGCCCGCTTCATAACACGATAGGAGCTTCCATCCTCATACCCATCATTGATCGCTTCCTCATTAAGCCGATTGACAACATCCTCTATAGGCATGGCGCGGGCGTTCCCTGCCGCATTATTTATAGCCTTATTTCCTTTTCTGCCGCTGTAGGTCTGCGCCATGTCGGGATTGGAAGTCGCAAAGAAAGACATCTTATCGTCAGCTTGCGCCGTGTCGATCTTCGTGAAACCAAAAGACTTTGTGCCGTGGTAAAGCGGTTCCGAATTATAGCCAGCCGCCTTCGCAGCCTCGTCAACAAGCCGCTGGGCTTCCTGCATATTGCCACTTTCTACAGCCGCAGAATACTCGCTGTCCATTGCCGGGATATCCATAAGGGAATGTTTCCCGTTTGCATCTTCTGCGCTATTCTGCATAGAATAGTTATTGACAGCATCAGTGTCTTGTGCTACACTAATGATGTCGAAGTCAACCGCTGTGTTCCGTCTGGGCAATTGGAGCCCATCTCGATGAAGCAGTCGGTTGGCTTCTTTTTTGCTATACCCTATGAGATTCCCACGAATCAACTGGTCTGCAATAAAATTGCGACTGTTCTCCTTCCCATAAAGGCTGGCAATTCTTGTGACCACATCAAATCCGTTATTTCTGCTTAAATGCAAAGCGACAACAACAGGGTTTCCACTGCTATCGGAAACAGATGTAACCACAACAGAGGAGTTGGGAACCGTGTCAGACTTCAAGAGAAGAACGGGCTTTTCTACCATTTCCGGAAGTTTGAGAATGACATCGTCAGAAAGCTCGTGACCGTGAGTATCAACGGTCGCCTTTCTCTGGGCCTTCGTTACAACAGACTGTGCCATCACAATTGGCTCATTCGCAAGACCAGCAGCTTGCAAATATTCCGATGTATTGTTCAGGTAGAACAAATCCGTCGGGCGCATCTTCCCAGCCTTGTAATCTGCAAACTGTTCTGCGAACGGGCGATTATTTCCTTTTACAGCCGCATCCATAACCGAGTAAGATATCTTTCCCGCTTCTTCCGCATCGCTCCTTGCTTCCATACCGTCAATCAAAGCCCGCTGCGCTTCGGACAGCCTGTTATAGGCTTCCTGTCCAGAGGGCTTTCCTTTTAGCTTTTTGAGGATACGGTTCAAGAAACCTTTAATGCCGGTGGCGGCTTCCGTATTTCTTGCGCCGATGTACCCCAGCATATCCCGGCTGCCCAAAAGATCACCGCTGATATCTGCAGCGACTTCCTCCGCAGCTGCATTCGGGTCAAGCTCAATTCCATTGCGCTCGTACAGTTCGGTTTTGGCATTCATCATGCCCTTTACCATATCGGCATAGTCGGGGTTCTCTACCAGCGTATCAATCAGCCCGGAATACTTGCTATCAGCTACAAGGTCGTGAAACATCTCATGGCCGAAAGTAACCATCAGCGGATCGCGGGAATTGATGTTGACATAAATGGTGCCATCCGGTGCGCGATAGCCATTGGTCAGTCGGTACTGCCCATTGACCTGCACCGCACCCTCGAACCACACGATAGTCTTGCCAAGGTATTTCGCTGCATTGTTCACCTCGGCAACAGTTTTCTTTTTACTGCCGGGAATTTCAGCTTTCTTATAGCCGATCTCGGTATTGCCGCGCACATCGGTATTGGTGATCTCCTTGATACGGCGCTTGCCGTCTACATCGGTAATGGTGTTTTGCTCAACGGAAAGCCATCTTTCTTCGGATTCCCGCTGCATCTGCTCCGCCTGCGCCTGCATATCGGCATCGAACTGGGCAGCAGCCTGTTCTCCTGCAGCAGCGACACGCTGGGCATATTCCGCCTGGGAGATCGCCTGTTTACCGGACTTCGCAATGTTCTGCGTAGCCACTTCGATAGCGGCAATATCCTGTGCTGTGTTTCCGCTGAACTGTACGCCGGTCAACTGGGAGAATGCCTGTCTTGCGGCAGGGTCGTTATTGATGCGAGCAGCTACGCCTTGGTTAGCTGCTACACCGGCAAGGGCGCTGTTGTAGGCTTTCTCTCCTGCGTTGGCAGGATTATCAACTGTGGGCGCAAAAGCCTGCCCTACGCTGTCCTCGGCTGTTTTAATGGATTGTGTGCGCTGGGCATCGGTAATAGCTGTTGCTACGGCTTGCGGAGTAGCTTCCACATTCAGCTTTTGGGCTGCCTGCGCCAGCGCATCCGCTTTGGAGACCATCGCCTTGATCTCATTGATGGAGACCTGGGTAATATCGTTCTGGATTTTGGAAAGGCCGCTCTCGGCATCATAGGTGAGGTTTGCTTCATACAGTCTGCCCACCATTTGGTTGCTGGGGTTCTTCTGCACCTCCGCCGCATAAATGGCAGGTGCGGTGCCTGCGCCTTTCTCCATGCCCTCCTGCACCTGCTGCGCTACGGCAGCAGGGGAAGCATTCAGTGCCTTGCCTACACGGCTATAGGTGACGGAACGCATCGCAGCGTTGCCGCCGCCCAATACACCGCCTGCGAGAGCGCCAAGGAGCATATCATAGCCGAAGTTGTCCATCTCGTCACTGTCGCCTGTGAGGGCCTTTTCAATGGCGTAGTTGATAACATCCTCTGCGCCCTCCTCAATGCCTTCGGAGAGAGCGTCCCGCAGCCACTTGCCACCCACGGAATTGGCGAGGTTATACAGGCCGGGGGCTTCCGCCATCAGTTTCTTGGCCACGGCCTGCCCGGCGGCAGACTTGCCCAGCGAGCCATACAAACCGCCAAACTGTTCGGTAAGCATGGAAGCGCCACCGGCAGCGGAGCCGAGTACGAATGCTGTATCCGTATTCCCGTACTTCTCATAGGCATCTGCATATTTATTGCCCGCAACGGATGCAGCCATCACGGGCAAACCGGAGCCAGGGAGGATCGCGTTTGCAACAAGGGACGGCACCATGTTCGAGATCGTATTGACCAGCTGCAGCGCTCCGCCCTCAACAGCACCAACGCTGGCTACATTCTTTTCGTGGCGCAGTTCTGCCTGCGTCTTATAGTCTGTGATGGGGATTTCTCTCTTATCGGCAAGCCCGGCCCGCTTTACGGCTTCGGTACCGCTTACGCCGCTTTCCATCAGCCGCTTGGCTTCCCATGCCTGCGCTTCCGGATTACCGGAAAGATACGAAGATGCTGCAGCGGCATACTGCCCCATGCTTTGGAATGCATTCTGCACGCCAGAAAGAACAGCATCGCCTGCCTTGAATTTATTCTCGTCCGGATTGTAGTCCTCTACCGCTTCCGCATTTCGCTGGTTCTTCCACTGGGTATAGGCGTTCTCGTACTCAATGGCAGCCTTGTTGGCAATCTTCTGCTGCTCCTTGGCCTGCTGCGGCATATTCCCAGCTCGCATATAAGCCCCGGCCTTAATTGCCGCGTCGTCCCTCTGTTTCTTAATCGCATCCAGCTGCTCCTTCATGACATCGCTTTGTTTACTAGAAGAAGCCCCAGCAGGCGCAGCCTGTGTAGGCTGCGTGCTGGGGGCAGAGGGATTATATTGGGTAGCTTTCTTCACAGATTGAACAAGAGAGTCAATGCCGCTCCGCTGGTAGTTCTGCTCAAGCTCCGCGGCAGGCGATGCACCGAAAGATTTTTGATAGTTTTGTTCCAGCGTTTTTCTATCCATTTTTCCTCCTGTCATTCAAGTCCGAGAAGTCTTGCCGCCATTGAATCAGAATAACCGGCCCGGCGCAACATGTTGTAGGAGTCCTGCAAGGCGGCATTGTAATTTGGGTTGTCCTTTTTGGTGGTTTTTGTCTTTGCCTTCGGGGCCTTTGCCAGCCCGGCGGAATAGCTTGCCTGTGCGTTCATCTTCCCGGTCTGCGGCTCCCGGTTCGCCTGAATCATGTCAAGGTATGCCTGATTCACCGCATCGGAATAGGCGTTATCCGCATCGGCAAGGCTGCTGTTATAGCGGTTGTTCAGCCGGACATAGGAGCTTTCCGCAAGGCCGCCATTGATACCCTCACGGGCCAGCTGCCCGGGGAGGTTCTTTAGCGCCATCTCTTTGGCAATGTACGCCCTGCGTGCATTGTCCTCTCGCTGCTGGGCCGCCTGTTTCTGCTGGGCCTCATACATCTGCTGGTTGTAGGCAAGCAACTGGTCATAGGCAGCGGTCTGCGCATCCAGCTGCGCTTTCAGGCTCTCAAGGTATGCGTCCCGCTCGGAGGTGTCCGTCACGGTGGATGAAATTTTCGGGGAAACTCCAGCTAGGTTAGCCTTTGCCGAAGCAAGAGCTCCGCCCTTTATCGCTGCATCTACAGCGCCCCTGCCGGGCTTATTTACTTCGGAGCCTGCTGCTGCGCCCGCCCTCGCCACATCGTACCCAATCGGTTTTATTGTGCGGTTGCTTCCGCCATCGTTTACAAGGGTTGTGTTCTTTCTCAGTGCCAAAATTACCCCTCCTTGTCATATGCCGCTGTGTCATACTGCTCCACAGCGGCTAAAATTCTCCCACGCAGCGCCTGTGCGCTGGCGTGTTCGGTTCTGTATTTTTCTTTGATTTCTTCCAGCTCGGCGACCAGCTTATCATAATCGCTCGGCACCTGCGCATCGTCATTGAGATACTGCCGCACCAACGACAAAAACGCGCTCCAGTGCGGTCTGATATAGGCAGGGCAATCTTTCCTTGCGTACCAGTCATGGTGCTGGTAGACGGCGTTCGCGTCCAAACCATGACGCTTTAGAATAGCAGCGCAAAGTCTTGCACCGTTATCTTCGGCAATCCGATTGTACTCGGCATCAGTACCGTCCATGATGATCTCGATGGCGATGGTAGTGCTGTTGCCGGGGCCATAGTTCCCATCAGCAGCGTGCCAGCCGACCTCGCCCTCGTCAAGGTTCTGCCATGCTTCGTTCTCGTCCACATAGTAGTGGACACGGACAGACCCCATGTTGCAGTTCGGGTAGGTCGCGCGGGTGTACTGCTCCGCCATTGTGGTTCCGTTAGGAATCTTGATGCGCCCAGTATTGTGAATAGTCACACCGTTAATGGCGGATAACGCCCGGTTTGCCTTGTACTGCGTACCTTTGCGGTATGTATAACCGGCCTCGGTATAGTCTCGGTTCCATACGGCGCTATCAGGAATAAGCTTTTCACAGATTTTTACGCCGTTATCATAGCGCACATTATCGGGAGAGAGGAAAGCCATTAGGCTTCCCCCTTTCCTTCGGCATCCAAAATAGCCGCATCAGTGTGTTTGACCATGCCGGTGGTGGCTGCGTCATATGTACCATTAGCAGCCAAAGCGACAATAACAGCGTTCAGCAGGCACAGCACCACGCCCTGTACCGTCAGAGCAGAGCCGTTAAAGGCTTCGGCTCCGATGAGGATGGCCACAGAGATGATGTAAGCAAGCAGCTGGGTGTTGATGTTCTTGAGAGGGGTCTGTTTCAAAAACTGGGTGATGATGGTGACCATCATGACTGCACCGGCATAAGTGCCAAGGGAAGTCCAAGTTACAAATTCGTTCATTTCCATTCTCCTTTACTTTACGAGGTTATTGGCGATTACAGCGACAACGGCAACAGCAATAGCTGCGCCGATACCGGTTAAAATAGACCGGAGGACAGCGTTCCAGTTGTCCCCCGGCTTTCTTTCCAGCGTCTCAAGGCGTTCGCCCTGTCTGCTCAATTCGGTTGTCATGGTCTCCATGTTGGTGGCCAAGCGGTTTACACTGTTGGCGATCTCGCCAAAGGCTTTCACGCTGTTTTCTAGGTTGTCAATCCGGTGGTTCTGCCGCCGGTTTTCATCCTCCATGCGCCTGGCGAATTCTTCATGCACATCTTTGGGGAGGAAAATATCCATTAGGTTACCTCCTCAAAATACTGGCCTATAAGCTCATGCGGCAAGTAATATAGTACGATAGTGCCTGTTTCGTTCAAACGCTTGCAGAGGTAGGTTTTGCTGTCCTCCGGGTCGAGGTAGTACTTGCTGTACTCGTATTCCATGCCCCTCGATGCCGGGATGGGGTCATCAATCGTGCCGGGAGAACTGACATTGACGACTACCCACAGGGCAGGAACAGCAGGAGGTTCCCAGTCTGCCTGCGAGGTGTGAGCCTGCAAGCATTTGTATACCTTGCCACCGTGTCGTCTGCGGTCACCCACCGCATACTTGGTATCAGCTTCCCATGGTAGGAACAGCATGGGGTTCTTTGCTGCATCAGCGTCCGCCAAAGTACCGGTCACGCTGTCAATGCTCGTCCGGATTTCCTGCGCCTGCTTTAAGATGTCATTCCGCATTGGCTGTTTCCTCCTTTTCTTCGGTTTCTACGCCAAGGGTTTGCAAAGCTGCTTTCAGCTGTTCCAGCTCTGCATCCTGCTTTGCTTTTACTTCTTTGGCTTTTTCGGTATAATAGCCCATTAGTTCACCCCCATAATATTAAGTGCTCTGAGCATGTCAGCAGTGTAAGATTCACCATCAAGAGTTTTCCATACATTGCTTTTTTCGTCATATAGATACGCGTCTACTTTTTGTGCAATAGAATTATTATCTCCAAGATATACGCTTAACGGATTGATATAAATTTTATTTTCTTTATCGCTTACAAATAAAACCCCTTTTTGCCCGAAATCACAGTTGATATAAAGTGTACCTTCGTCAAGGTGAGTTTTAGCTGTAAGTTCATAAATTGTGTTGTTTGAAGGATTGTACCAAGTTACGATTTGATTCTGATAGTCATAATTTGCGAAGCTTCTGGCTTGCTGCGATTGAAAAACTGAAAATGAATAAATTAGGCTCGAAACAGAAACGGCAGAATTCTGATTAACAAATTTATAAATTGAATTTCCTGCCAACCAATAGCTTTCATCTCCAATCCATATAATAGGAGAAACAGAATTATACCCATCATAAGATATTGGCGAAAAAGCTCCTACAACACCTGTTATGAAGTTATACTTTGCAGGTTTTTGCTGGTATGTTTGAGAAAAAATCTCGTTTTCTGTTCTCGCATACCAATAACAATTATAATTTCCGATGTTTTTATTTCCGATCGTAACAACAGAATTTGTCGAAAATGTATATTTGTAAAGAGTTTGTGAAGCATAATCACTTCCTGACGGGCAAATTAAAATATTATCGCCATCAATAACGACAAGTTTTGCATTTGCCCATATACCACCGCCAGAACTTGTTGGTGCAGTTGTCGAACCACGATATACAATTTCAGAAACTTTTGTCGATGGATTAAATCTTATAATATTGTTCTCGCCGCCCCAGCCATATGAAGATGTGCCACTCAAAGCACCGAAGATATATATCCATCCATTTCTTACTACACAAGGTGCAGCGCCAACAAGCAAAGGTAGATTTGATGCGACAAGAGAAATAGAACGAGTAGTTTTATCAAAGTAATGAACCTGCTTTGCTTGAGAACTATTGACAAGACCACCAGTAGACGATGATACTTGACCACCAAATAAATACCATCCGTTTTCGTATTTACAAATTGCACAATTTGTGTAAATGTCGCCACTCGACGCAGCGTAAGAACTATTTACCCAATCTTGCACCATCAAATTATAACTATTTATTACATTGTTCGGCTTCTTCGTTAGCGGAACCCACAGCTTACTTGTGTCTGTTGGAGGTGTGGAGCCAAAGTCAATGTTCAAATCAGCTCCACCGCCACCCAATGTAATAGGATTTCCTAAAATACTCATATTCACCCTTTCCGGGGTGAGTATTTAGTTCACCCCTAATATATTTAGTGCGTTCTGCATATCCGCTACATAGCTTTCACCGGAGAGGGATTTCCATTTGAGGTCTTTGCTGTCGTAGAGATATGCGTTTGTAGGCTGTGCTATGTTGTTGCTATCACCAATGTAAGCTTGACGAAGATAGGCTGTAATTTTGGTGTTTTTATCACTAACGATAGGGAATGGATTATCAAAGCCAAAATCAGCTTGCAGGAATAGATGATTATTCTCAAGATTTGTTTGAATGGTAAATGTTCTTACAGATGAAACAACGGGAACAGAACTGACATCTGGAGCTCCACCAAGCACCCATAGTTTGTTTGCAATTAAACCATAATAAGCACAGTTTGTAACACCAGGAAATTCAGTCGAGACGACGGTGCCGGTATCTGTTTCCGTGTCGTATTTGATAACTTTGAATGGAGAACTTCCGCCTGTTGTATTGGTACACAGAATATAAATATACTTCCCGTGCACACAGCAAGGAGCATACTGCCCATATGTTGCCGAATCGGCGCTTGCCAAACTTACAGACTTTAAGTATTTTTGGCTATCCAAATCATAAATTCTTAAAGAAGAATTGGTTGTAGAAGAAGTTCTACCACAAATTATATATAACTTGCTTCCAACAACAACAGCACTTGATGCGTATAAGCCAGTAATTCCCGGACTCCATAGTGAATATGAATTATTTGCAATATTATAAATGCGAATAAATTGATATATATATGCTGGGCCACTTTCAAATCCACCATAAATATATATATTCCCTTTATAATATGCACAGCATGGGAAATTATAATAGTTGTCGGGAAATCCGGCTAAATTCGTTAGTGTATTGCTTTCAGTATCGAACACAAATGCCTTCTTTGGTCCACCGCCAAAACAATATATCTTGCTGTCAACTACACAAAATGTACCGGATAACCATGTCCCAAGAGTATAAACATCTTCTGTTTCACCTGTTTCGGTATTAAAACGGCTAATTGCGCCAGTTGATGCTCCTAGATTACCTTTTCTGCCAGCAATCATGTAAATATATTTTCCGATTGCCCCATTTCCAGAACAACCAGCAGACATCGCATCCGGAAGTGCGTACTGCGTCGTAGAACTTACTTCGCTACCATAATTCAGCACAGGACTACACTCAACAGCACTCGGTTTTGTTGCCAATGGTACCCAGAGCTTGGTGGTATCAGAAGGAGGAGTTGCACCGTAATCAATGTTGAGTTTTACCCCCCCCCGTTGGTAATAATTGGGTTACCGTAAATTACGCTCATGCAGATACCTCCGTGATGGTCACCTGAACCGAAAGATTGGCATTGGGCTTCTCTCCCAGCGCTTTTGCGGTAAGGGTGCCATTGTTGTTTTCAATCCAGATAGCGCTGGTGCCACTGTCGATAAGTACGCCAAGGGCTGTTGCGTCCATTTGGATGTCTACTTTGCTGTTGACGGTGATGCCGGGTATGGTGACTGTTTGGGTATAGGGGCCGCTGCCTGTCCAGGATGCCGTGGGGAGGGAGAGGGTATTCTTCTTTACCTTGCAGGCGTTGATTGCCGTCTGCTGTGCGGTAGACACCGGCTTATTGGTATCGCTGGTGTTATCTACATTTCCAAGTCCGACCTGGGCTTTGGTCACGCCATGTGGGTTAGCCTTATCGGAAACATGGGTATAGGGGGCCTGCTTCACATTGTCCACATTGCTAAGGCCCACTTGCGTTTTGGTTACTTCGTGGGGGTTGGCCTTGCTTGCGATATGGCCGGGCACATCCGCCAGCGCCGCATTGAACGCCGTTTCCGTACCGGAATAGCCGCCCTCTACGGCGGTCTGATAGGCGGATTTACCATCGGCACCGGCTACGCCTGCGGGGCCTTGTTCGCCCTGCGGGCCAACGGGGCCTTGAACGCCCTGGATACCCTGCTCACCTTGGGGGCCTGTAGCGCCGGTAGCACCAGCCGGGCCAGTAGCGCCAGTCTCACCCTGTGGGCCTGTTGCGCCGGTATCGCCCTTTTCGCCTTTGTCACCTTTGGGGAGTACAAAATCGAAAACCGCAGCGGAGGTAGTGCCGCTGTTGGTAACGGAAGCAGCAGCGCCGGAAGTAACTGTACCGACCGTGATGGTAGCAGCTGCGCCGTCTGCGCCCTTTTCGCCAGGTGCGCCCTTTGGGCCTGTTGCGCCTGTTGCGCCAGTAGCGCCTGTGGGGCCTACTTCGCCCTGTGGGCCTTGGACACCCTGCGGTCCTTGCGGGCCGATGGGGCCTTGCAAAGCACCTACACTTACCCAGTCATTGGCCGTCTCGCTATAAATGTAGCACTCGCCATCTTCCTGCACATAGTACATCTTATCGTTACCGGCTGGGATCGCGTTTTTCAGCGCTGCCAGTGTAGGATAGCTGTCCTCGATATACAGGCTGGTTCCGTCTTTACCTGCGGGGCCTACGGGGCCTTGTGGGCCGATTGGGCCTTGCGGGCCTTCCGGGCCTCTGCCGCCGGGAGCGCCTGTAGCGCCGGTGTCGCCCTGTTCACCCTTGGGGCCTGCGGGACCAGCCGGGCCTTGTGCGCCGGTTGCGCCGGTTGCTCCACGGGCACCGGTTGCACCGGTATCCCCCTTGGGGCCAGTATCGCCTTTATCACCTTTGGGGCCGGTTGCGCCTGTGGCTCCGGTAGCACCGGCAGGGCCCTGTTCGCCTGTTTCGCCCTTGGGGCCCTGGATGCCCTGTACGCCCTGTAAGCCTTGCGGGCCTCTCGTACCCTGTGCGCCCTGCTCGCCCTGTACGCCCTGCGGCCCCTGCGGGCCTCTCACACTGACGGCCTGCGGGGCAATGGCGGTATCCTGAATGGTGAAGGACATAACGCCGCTGGCATCTACATAGGGAACAATAACGGGGCCTGTCAGGCCTTGGTCACCCTTCGGCCCCTGCTCGCCTGTGTCGCCTTTCTCGCCCTGCGGGCCGGTATCGCCTTTCAGGCCGGTAACAATGGTTTCGGAACCATCATCGGTTACTGTGCCATTGGCGAATTTCAGGCGGCTGCGCTGCGGTGCTACTGTGCCATCCGGCGCTATGATGATGTGGCCGGAAGAACCGGTGGCTTCCCATGTCTCGCCGTCATTGCTGGTTTCCAGCACCTTGTCACTGTTCAACCGGATGTATTTCACATTGCCGGTGATGATGCGCTTGGTCAGCTCCGCCTGTACGGTACTGGCACCACCATTAATATCTGCTGCGCCCATATTGCTGGCAGCCGCCAGTGCGTTCAGGGCATCCACAAGGCTGTTATACGCAGGAATGACGACCTCACGCACCACAGCCTCTACGGAGAATTGCATTTCACTGACGGAAAGGTTCGGGGTGGTGTCCTGCCCAATTACCCCAACCCTGTTGCCGTCACTATCGGTAAATACTGCATCCGGGGTATAGGGATTGCCGTCGGATGCTTTGATCTTTTCAAACATAGCTTACCCCCTGTACTTTCTCGTTTCTCGGTACTCTACTGCAATGTTCTCGATCCCGAAAGGCTCCGCATTGCCATTGGAGAAGCGGAACCGCACTTTATCAAGGTTGCGCATATCCAGCTTTCGGCCCAGCACCTTCGGGGTCGTATCCGTACTCCATGTCCATTTCGACCAGTCTATATCCTCCCATGAGAAGAAGCGGGCAGTTCTCGCATCGGTCAGAATGGAGATCCATTTGCCGCTGCACATCGCATAGGCGTTTACACTGGTGCGCACAAAAGCGGACAGCCTGCAGGCCATGTACCGGAAGTGTTTGCTGGAGTAAAAGGTCTTGCCATCGATATCTGGGGTTTCCCACTGGCACCCTACTGGTGTGTATGTCTCCCCGTCCATCGTGTCGTTGTAGGAGTTGGGAGCGGTCTCATCGGTATTGAATTTGCATACTTTGCCGTCCGCCGTACCAAAGAACAGTTCGCCGTTATCGTCCCAGATCACCCTTGCGGGTATTCCGGTCAGATAAAAGCACTCGTACTGGTAGTTGGAATACGGCTCCCCATCCTCGTAGTGCTTTTGCAGCAGGTCAAGCACATACACGCCAGCACCGGCCGCAATGAAATAAAAGTCCTTGTGGATGCAGGCATAGGCATCGGCGATATTGCTTTCCGAAAGCAGCTTCGGATTGATATAAAAGCTGCGGCTCTGCACATAGCGCTCGCCGGTCACATCGGAAGCAGTCAAGGCAAATATGCCGGTGGAGGAAAGGAACAGCGGCTCGTTATCGGTCGGCACAAAGCTGTGCGGAGCGATGGCGCCGTGTCCGGTGATAACATTTCCGGTCTTAAATGCAAAGGTCTCCACGCTGTTGCCGAGATCATCGGTCGCCGTTACCGTGGAGCCGGTGCGCACATACACCGCGCCGGTGGTTCCGCTCTTGTGGGCCGCTATCCTGTCGCCCACGATGGAATAACCTACAATGCGCTCGCTGTCCTCGCCCAGTATCGAATAGGATAGATCGGAAAAATAGGAAAAATCATTCTGCGCCGACCAAAAATCCCTGTTCTTAAAGTTCGGATCGCCGGTCACAAATAGCCGGGTTCCCGTCTCGCCATACACAATACAGGTATCGCAGTTCGTAATGCGGCTGCGGCTCTCGCTCCTGTCCTTTGATGCAGTGATATATACATTGTCCGCGCCCTCCAAAGGGGATTTACCCGGAGCGGCTACGAATGTCACGGTGCCGCTGGTGCGGTTTACAGTAAAGTCTGTAGTCTCTACCTTGTCTACGAAGGAACCGTCAGCTTGCAATATCTTTGCCGTTACAGGTGTTGTATCCAAATTTTCAAGGGAAAGTTGGAATACTGTTGCTGCTGCGGTCTTATCTCCTACATAGAAAGATTCCGTCCACTTATCCGACATGAGGTTGATATCCTCATAAGTTGTTCCGCCGGTACCATCCGGATTTTTATTGATAACGATGCGCGGCACATAGGCGCTGTCCGATACATTAGCCACGGTAAAGGTTCCGTCACTGTGCGTTACCTTGTAGTAGTGTGCTCCATCCAGCAGGTACAGCGCTTTATCGAAGTTCTTGCCAACCGAAAAGGCATCGTTCATGGCGGAAGAGATCAGCGTATCGCCTGCATACAGTTTCGTGCCCGCATGGATAATATCTGTCCCATCCAGAGAGAACCGACCATTGATACGGCCATCGTATACCGCCGTCTTGGCAAAGCCAAGGCGCTTTCTCACGCGGCCGGGGGAGGAACGGATCATGTTCTCGCAGTTGGGGCTTCTTCTTGGGTCAATATTGGTTGCGCCGCTGGAAAAGTCGCAGCCATAAAAGTCGTTAATGACCATGGCATTGGTCTTTACCACATCAGCGCTGGGGAGTTTTGCCGGGGAATATCTCATTTGCTCCCCTCCTTACATCATGAATACGGTTTCAATTACTTGGTGTTTCTCGATGTCCTCGTCCGTCATAGCGCCTACCATCTCGGCAAAGCGTCCGGTGAGGAACTGATTCAGCGCCAGTGTCTCATCAATGCCGCTTGTGGCATCAATGGCCAGCCGGAGTGGAATCAGCGGAACCGCCTTGGGCTCCACCTCTATCTCGGTCGCACCGGAAGCGCCTGCAAGGGTGGCGTGCCGGTGCTTATACTGGATATCGAACTGCCCGCTGTAATGGTACGGGATCGCAATATGGTATTCATCCAGCCGCCGGTAGTCGGAAAAGTCGCGGAAGGCCACGCCGTCACCGGAGAAAAGGATTTTCACCATGCCGTTCATCTGCTGGGGCAGTTCATACGGCACCCATGCTATGTGCTCCGGGATTTCTACCAGCGGGAATGCATAAAACGCAGCGTTTCTTACCTGGAATGGGTACTGCGATTCCAACTTGATACTGCCGTTAAAGCTGCCGGAAAGCCGCTGGAACTCAGGAGCGGTAATCTGCCGCCGGGCCCCATCGATATTCGCTGTTAGAACACCGCAAATTTCAAGCGTGTAGGCTTTTGCATCACTGTTGGTAAACTCGTAGGTATCACCGGGATAAACCGTCTTAGCTTCAAAATGGGAGCCCTCCATGCACCGAGGCATGTTCTGAACGATGCTGATGGATTCGATCAGCGGGAACTGCGATTCCACCATTGCAACAGCACCGTCCAGCAGGTGCTCCATTCTGTCCTTGTAGTCGGCTATAAATCCGTTGCTTGCGGCAGCGCCGTTTACGGTGGCTTCATCTATCCACCGAAGCGCACCGTTGATGGCATCGTTCTTGTTCATTCAATCACCCCATGTACCCTGCTTCTTCAAGGATGCGGGCGACTTCTTCGGGTACATCTACCCATTCGCCGCGCTTGATCTGATAGGTATAGCCGTTGATGCACACAGGCACTACGACATCTTCTTTGTTCAGCTTGTCCTTCGGCAGACGGATGCGTACCTTCTTGCCCTTGGCAAGTTCCTCGCCTGTCTCTTTCTCTACGATCTCTCCGATCATGTCGGGATTGTCAGCCTTTTTGATGTTAGCCATATTAAATCCTTTCTGTAAAAGAAGGGAGGGGCGTTACCCCCTCCCTTGTATTTGGTTAGGCAGAAGCCATGGACTGGATGCAGACCATCGCCAGCTCCTGCAGGCGAACAGTAACCGCCATCGCTTTCCAGCCGACACTCGCGCGCTGGTTCAGGGGGTCCTCGGTACCGGCGGAGCCAGTGGGCTTGATGATGATTTCGGGCTTGGAGGAGCCGTTCACATCGACCACGCCGTAAGCGTCCTTGCCTACGATAAGGGTCTTATGCAGGGTACCCGCAGTAGCGGTCGTTGCATCGGTGGGACACATGGTGGTCAGGATGAAACGGACACCATGGATACGGCCGATCTCGCCCTTCATGATGTTCTCGGCGCCGTTGTACTTAGAGATATCCTGCCACAGGCTGTCGTTCTGCAGGTCGTATGCTACACTGGGATCGCAGAATCCGATGTAATAGCCGCCCTCCAGGGGCTCGGCGTTGTTGTTGCGCAGGGTGCGCACCGCTTTCTTGATCTCCTCGCTGTTTACCACCTTACCGGCGGCGATAGCGGCAGGCGGAAGCAGCGCCGGCACACACACGCCGGGGAGGCTCCCTTGA